CAGGACCAGCAAATATAGATTCTAACTGGTTAGATGCTCCACCAATAACAGTTATCTTATCAGTAAGAACCAACTCAGAGAATGTCTCAATAGTTGTGTTCTCTTCACCAATAACATTCAACTGTGCAATATCTTCATTTGTTATCTGACCTGTAACTGGGTTAATAACCTGGTTACCAATGAATAGGTCACCATTTGAGTTAAGTCCAGAGTAGAAAGCAACACCTGCTTCTTCTTTAATACTCTGTGAGAATCTAACTTGGTTTTGTGATAAAGTCTCAACTTGAGTTTGAGGGAACGCAGTTGAGTAGTTACCTGGACCAAAACCAAGATATTCAAACGTATGGTTACCTGATCTTAGAATTGAGTGTCGTCTAAACTCTACATTAATAGGTGCTACCGTACCATCATTATTCTGTCGAATCATAATTGATCTGGTTTCTTCATCACCAGCACGAGCAGTTAATTCAATATTAGATAGTCTCTTATTAACTGAGTCATAGTTAGGTGTAGTACCTGGTTGTGTCCATCCAGTATCTGTTAGTAAGAACTCTGTACATTCCTTAGTAATAGATAACTTAGGATCTAAATTAGGAGTTGGAGTTGCACCATCAGTTGCATTTACCAATCCAATAACTTGATTATCTGCAACTGATACAGAAGCATCAGGGTCAGCAAGAGGATTATCTCTGTCAAATGTAGGATATACCTCATTAACATTCTGAGAGAAAAATCTATCATTAAAGTTAGCAGTTGAAGGTGCAATAGAAGCACATAATAATGTTAAGTAATAGATACCATCATCAACACCTCGAACAAATGGTTGTACTACTTCAATGTCATACACATAGAAACACTTAGATAATGCATATGATGTAGTATCACTATTCAAAGGTTGTAATACATAACCAGATAGGGGATCCCTTGGTAATGGATTACTCTTATTTTTATCAATTACATAACGGACTCTCCAAGTTCTATCTTGTAAATCTCTTGGATCTGGGATTCTCTTGAGGAAAGTAGTAGGAGTGAAATTAACAGTATTATAAACGTTATTAGTTGAAAGTGTTGTATATATTTCATTACTTGTTGAATCAACTGCTAAGTACCAACCACCAACTTGATCGGGAACACCATTAATAGTATATGTTCCTGGGTCATATTGTAATGGAGAACCATCAGTACCAGCAGATTTACCTGATACACTAGGACCATAAGGTGTAATACTTGCTGATTGAACAGTAGGTTCAGATGCACCATTAGCAATCAACAAACAATTTAATTTATCTGCTACCGCACTATTTCCAGTACCATCTTGTCTAGCACCAACTGTATAACCCTGTACTCTTGTTGTTGGTGGAGATGCTTCTACAGTATAACCATAGAGATATAATCTAGTTCCTGGAGTACCACCTTGCCCTGCTAATGCAGAGTTAATAGTTTTAGTTCTTCTAATATCAATGTTTGTCCAGTTAGCAGTAGTTTCTTCACCAAAGATAACATTACCAGTAACAGGAGCAGTATTAGCAGTACTTAGAGTAACTACTCTAGTATTAGTATTAAAACTTCCAACAGTTGCACCAGTAGCAATACCCTCACCATGAGCTAACATTCCTTGAACTAATCCATTAACAGAACCATCATTAGCGAGTGTTATTGTAGTTGCACCATTAGCACCATTAGCAGTAGTTGATATAACATTAAGTGCTTTAGGTGGTATAACATGAGTTAATGCACCTGCTTTATCTTTAGAGAATGCTTTTCGTTTAAATCCAGCAGATCTTAATGCAGTGTTACCGAAGTTACTGTTACTGTTGGTAATTGACATGTCAGCACCACCAATAGCAGAGAAGTGAGCATAGTATCCAACAGCGAACACCGAAACTGCCTGAATAAATGCATCATTAGATGCAACAATGTGTCTATGACCCCAATTTTTTCTATATTCTGCATAACCATCTAAGTGAGCACCATCTCCAGATGTTGCTACATCATAGTTACCAGTTGATTGATTATATCTTACAAATGCTCTATCATCTTTCTGTAGTGATAGTCCAGTGAACTGTGCCACAACCATTGATTTGAAACCAGTTGCTTTAAGTCCATCTGCATGCATACCATTCATACCCCATACAGAACGTAGTGATAGGTTGAACGCATAAGGTGATGCAGAGTCAACTGTATCAATCTCTGTCTTAACAGTTACGTTTGAACCAACAGCATTACCAGAAGGTTCTGCTGACATTTGGTAAGTAAATACGTTACCAGATGCAGACGTAACAGTGAATGAACCATTATATATTCCAGAGTCTAATTCTGATTGAGGTCCAGTTGAACCTGTAACTCCAGAGATGTTAATGTTAACACCAACAGAGAATCCATGATCTCTTGGGTTATCGAACTCATCAACAGTAACAGCAGTTGCAGTTTGACCGTTTCTTGTAATCTGTAGGACTCTATATTCATCAGAAATAGGACCAACAATTCTGTTTTCCTCAACCCTTGCCTGAATCTGGTCAGTTGCTGGATCTCCAGAAGTATCAGGAATTGTAGCAAACGCTTTAGATATCTTCTGATAATATATGTCTAAGTCTGTTCTTGAAAGTATATTAGGAACAGCAGAGTAATCTGCATTAGGAACAGTTCCTTGTGAAATAAGAGATGATAATGGATTTAAACCATCAGCAAACTCAAAACATGTAAGTCTATGATGTGAATACTTAGGTGGTAATGTCTCTACACTATCAGGTTTGAAATATACACCTTCTTCTGCACCATCAAAGAATGAGAATTGCCAGAAGTAAGTACCACCAGTTACTTTGAAGATTGCTGTACGTGAGGGAACTTGCTCTTCTGTGTTTATACCTTTAGCAGCGTATGTTGTAGGATATGGAACATACTTTGGAATTATTTTAGTTCTTCTAAGGTCAGTACCAACAACAGAACAACCTCTAGGTACAATGACACCACCTTCAACGGAGTTGTATTTGTATAGTACATTATTAGGGGATGTTAAGTCTAGGTTAGAATTAGCGTCAATAGGAGCAACGTTTGTATATAATACATCACCAGGTCTGTTATCAATCTCGTAAGTAGCAGGATATAAGTAAATTGAAAATGCATCGAATTCGTCATTACTTAAACCAACTCTATATGAGAACCTTGCCACCTCAAGAAATGCACGTTGCAATGACTTGAAAGGACGCAATGCAGAGTTACCCCTATTATCAATAGCGTCTGACGCATCGAAATCGTCAGGGTTGACGTAGATAATCCGTCCCGTACGGGACGTGATAATATTCTTTAACCTAGTTAGTGACATTACTTATACGCTATTCCTATATGGTTATTTATTCGACAGTATTATGCACCGCCAAACACTCTAGTTGATAATGCTGTTGAAGCATCTTCAAATCCAATAAGATTAAATGAGTTATTAGCAGTTGTACTATTAACAATTAATCTCTCACCTGGTCCAACAACAATAGAAGTGATTCTATCAACTTCATTGTTACCATTGGTAGTACCATTAACGAGATAACTCGCATCTTCAAGAGCAGTAGTTGCAACATCAACAGAACTTACAGTAACAGTAGATCTATCTGCAGCTAATTGTCTGGGTGCATCTCTAAAGGTATCACTACCAGCAAAATCAGGAGAATTAATACCCTTAATTACTTTAAGATCAGTTCCACTATAACTACGAACATATCCGTATGGTTGGACATCTTGAGCATTTACAGTAAATGTTGTACCTGCTGCGGTAAATGAATCAGCACCATTAGTCCATGTTCCTTTTACATTATAAACAAACATATCAAGGTATGTAAAAGTAGTTGATATATTCATATTACGTGTACTACCACCGTAAATATTATTACCAGCAGTACCAGTACCTCCATCATAAAAGTAAAGTAATCCAGTTAATGTTGTGTTTGCACTAAAGTCATATTGGATATAACCATTAGCACCATCACCTTCAGCACCACTAGAAGTCTTACCAGTGGTATATTCTGTACCATCATCAGCGTTACCAGCAATACCATCTAATCCCCACTCACCATTAATTCCTAATGATAGTTTAAAATCTCTACCACTCATAGAGGAATCACCAACATTAAATCTATAAATCCTATCCCCAAATACAGGTAAATTATCCGTTTCGTAAGAATTATAAGTACCGCCAGCAGTTGTAATAGAGAAAACCCAAGTTTGAACACCTGTTGCAATACCACCAGTAGATACAGTTGCTGTAGCACCACCAGAAGCAGTTATAGAATCACCATCAGTGAATTCTGCACCAGATCCATTAATAGTTGAAGGTCCAAGACTAAGTATAGTACCATTTACATTGTAAACAATTGCTGTTGTTGTATCACCACCAGTACCTTTGGTTATTGTTTCACCAACAGTAAACGTACCAGTTACTGATTCAGTAGTAACGTTTCTAAGTAAAACATCTTTAACAAAATATTCTGTATAATCAGGTACTATAAACGATTCAAAGAAAAAACTCTTTTCACTGTCATCACTTGTTATCTCATTTCCTGCCACTAAACCAGTAGCATCAGACATAGCGTTATTAACTGTTACTTTATATCCAGTAATTACATCACCTTCGTGAAGAAGAGCACCTGAACCAACAGTTAATTTTTGGTCATAATCCTTTATACCAACTTTATATGCTGAACCTGTTCCATCATTTGCGATAGTCAATACAGCACTTGCTGATTTATCAGTGTCAGCACCGTACAAAAGCACGTTGGTATTTGCTCCTGGTTTTGATTGTGCTAAGAGTCCTTGGTCTGCCATTGTTAATTAAAAACCTGCGTAAAAGAATTGTTGTAATCGTGTTCGTGAAGTTAAGTTTGCTGCACCAATACCAGCACCAAAGTTAACATCATCAACAGTAACGTTTTCCGTAGAAAGAAGAGTTGCGTCAGCATCAGGGAATCTAATGATTCTATTTGATGTCAAGTTATCTACTTCAATAACAGCAGAACCGTTGTTATTATTTACACTCCTTATAGTAGGAGAGAAAATTGTCTTATTCTTTAATTCTTGAGCTGCTAACTCAACAACTAAAGTTGTAGTGACGTTACCTGAATTATTTAGTAGAGATGTAGCTGGAAACTGATAATTTGTATTTGTTAATGCGTTCTGATTAGCAAGACTAAAATTAAGTTTCTTAGTTACATCTGTGGTGTCTTGAAGTATCAATCCACCAATACTCTTGTTAGTTAAAACCTGAGTAGCATCTGTTCCAACTAAAGTTAAACTTAAGTCAGGAATAGTTATTGTTCTATTACCTGATAAACCACCAGTAGAAAATTGAGCATAACTTGTACCAACATCTGCATTAGAAACAAATCTTGGATTAACAAGAGTCTTACTTAAGACTGTTTGCTCAGTTTTAGTATCAAGTAAAGTAGATGAAGTAGCAGTAGGTTCAGTTGCTGTTGTTACAGCACCAGCATCAGGTAAGAAATAAGATCTCCTAGTACCTGAAGTCGTTGGCCAATTTATTTGAAAGATTGCTTCCTCTGTACCATCAACAATAACAAAGTTATCCTCATCAATAAGAACAGTTTTGTTTGTTAATGTTTGAGTAGTATCATCACCAACTATAGTAGTACCACTACCTTGAGTAATAGTTGGAAATGTAAATATCCTGATACTATTACCAGTTCCTACATTACCAACCTCAAATCTTGCTCTCGGACCTTGAGTATCTTCCAATACAAAAGAACCATCCTCAATTAAGAACTGACCTGTTACTTTAACAGCACCAGTACCCTTTGGAGCAAAAACTATATCAGTATTATTAGCAACATCATCAACAGCGTTTACATATAATGATGTACTACTGTTACCATTATCAAGTCGTGTACAATATAAACCACCATCTCCAAAAGCAACACCTATTTGGTCATAGGCATTCTGGTATAAACCAGTATCCCTATCAAGGTCAAAGGTAAGACCAGGTTCCGCTTTGGTTCCTTGTGATACACCTTTAAATAGTTGATTTACTTTTGCTTTCCTATTAGGAATCAATGGGTCAGATACAACAACAGGTAAAATTGCTTCACCCGATAGATTGGAGTCTGATATTGTTTCTAACTGTGATATCTTCTTAGTTGCCACGAATAATCATACCTTTGCTACATGTCTATTTAGCCATGTTAAGACTCATATGCTCATGGTCATTTGATTTAAAAGAATCATCATGCATAGGAACAATATCATCTAATTTGTATATACTTGTTAATTTTATCTTAGCATCTTTACATGCTTTATCTGCCTCACCTTCTTCTTGCCTATCTACGATACAAACTACATGGTCTACAAAATATCCAGCATCACGAATCTTTTCAGCAGCAAATATAGCAGACTTTGCAGTAGTAATAACATCTTCTAATATTGTTATCACACTTCCTTGAGGTGGAAGTGGTCCTTCTAACCATGCTCCAGTTCCATGCCCTTTAGGTTTCTTACGAACTATTAAACCACCAGGAATCCCAAACTTAAATGCACTCTCATCCCAAAATCCATGAGATGCCATAACAACACCACTAACTAATGGATCTGCACCTAAAGTAAGTCCAGCTACACAATTAGAAGCAAGAGGTATCTTTTCTAATAATAAATTAGAAGCTAAAGTTAATCCATCACCTCTTAAAATAACAGGTTTACAATTAATATAGTGTTCACTTGTACGACCTGAAGAAAGTTTAAACTCACCTTTACGATAAGCATAAGTTTTTAACAGATCTTTCAATCTTCTTTTATCTTCTGTATAATTATTCATAATAGAATAGCACCAATAATAAATCCTTTTGCAAAGCAAAGACAAAACATTTGATAGTTAGATAATCCAAACTTACCTTGAATCTTAAATGCCCATCTCTTATCCCATTCTTTGATTTTATAAAATATATTACTCATTTTTCTCCTTTTTATCGTAAACAATTTCAATTCTTTTCCAAGTTCTAACTGGATCAGAACAATGGAGAACTGATAAAGTTCCACCCATCTCCTCTGCTATATATTCCATTTCTTTCATCAACTCTTCATGACTAGGTGCAGTATAACCAAATGTCTTTCTTGTCAAAGCACCTGGTGGTGTATGTTTAGGTAATGCCATTATGTTCTGTCAAAATTAATGTTAAATGCTAAACTTACCCTATCTTCTTTTGTTTCATTAGTTGTTACACCATGATCTAAGTAAGCAGGGAATAATACCATTTTACCCACTTCTGCTAACATACTTTGCTTAAATGCATAATGAGCATAAACAAATGATGTTACTGAAGAAGGTGCAGGTGAACTAAAATATATATTTCCTTCTGGTTGAGTACCCCAAGGAGTGTCAAAAGATGCTATCTCTTCACTAGATGGTGCTTTGAAATAGTACACTCCAGATACATCACTATTACCATGATTATGTAAATGAGCATAATCTCTATATCCAAACTTAGACCACCAAGATTGTGAGATTGTATATTTTACATCCTCTATTTTAGTCTTACTACTCCTACCTCCATCCTGGGGAAATTTTATCCCTGTCATGTAATTACAAAGATGAAAATGGATTACTTGTTCAAATTCTTTTAATCCATGTTCAACTATAACATTACCAGAAAAAGTAGTATCTGACAACTGATGTGTCATCCCAAACTCTTCTTTATATGTAAAAGTAGTCTTTCTATAAGATCTACTGAGTTCTGTCTGAATTGCATCAAGATTATCTTTAATCCTAGTTGCGTATATCGGTGTCGAAAACGCATGGAACATTGTTCCACTAGGAAATTGTGCTACCGTTGAGGCTAGCATATTATCTTGATAATACTCAGGAACTTCACTCATCTTCAACTTTCATACTATCTTCAACGTGGTCAATTAATACAGACACTTCGCATAAACAATCTATTTTCATCATCATATCAGAGATATGCTTGCTGATATAGGGTTTTTCACTCCTTGCTGCGAAAGCTAATGCTTCTCTCAGGTTATCTTGTGCTTCATTTAAAGCAGTTTCAACTTGTTCAGATAATGCCATAATTAGGTTTCAGGGGGTTGTTTAAGTTTTTTTGCTTTTTTTAGTTCTTTCTTTATTGTTTTAGCATAAAAAACATCCTTTTTGGAATACCAATCGGGATGTTCTTTTGCTAATTTTAATAACTTCTTTGCTGCTTTATAGTCATTCATCTAACTGTATTGGATGCTTCTTATCTCTTAAGTAAGTATTTATTACTTCTATCTGGTCATGATAACGAGAGATCTTGTCTATTTCTACTTGAATTGCATCTGTTATATCTGAATGTTCACCTATACCAGCAGGATTACTAAGATATACTTCAACATTCGCTCTGTGTCTTTCAATCTCACCTTTTGCATGGGCAGATATTGCTTTTAATAACTGATCTCTCATAGTAACATTTTATACGCTGGTTTATATAGGTAGTGGGCAGTCCTTCTACGTGGACATCTTTTGTACTCCCACTAATTGTTAATTGCTTTGCCTATTGTAGCAGAATTAAAATCTATGTCAAGTGTTATATTAAAAGAAACTGATATTCTTTCTTCATCTGTTTGATTATTTTCTACATTATGATCCTGACATGATGGAAAAATAATGCATTGTCCTATTGTAGGTTCAAATGTAAATTGGTCCCATAGATTATGAGATTTTTTAAAGTTGTCACTATAACATACACTTTCTTGAAATCTTGAATAGTTGTTAGAATCATCAAATACTAAAGAACCTATATCTGGACCAGATCCCTTAACCCAAAATACTCCAGACAAATCAGAATTAGGATGATTATGTTTCATATTATAACAGTTAGTACCATTTATATTAATCCACATTGCACCAACTTCCATTTGAGTTCCTTTCTGAAGGATATCACTTTCAGCCCATTTATTTAATCCCTTCATAAGAGTTCTACTTAAGATATTATCAAACCTAGAATAATGATCTTGAGATTGCCACCCTCCTCTATTAGATTTTTGTTTTCCTTCTGGGTCTATCCTTTGTTCACCATAACAATACTCTACTATAGCATCTACATCAAAATCAGGAATATCAAACTGATGAATTATTATAGGGAAAAGTATTATAGGATTACTCATTATAAAGTTTCTTCACGAATAATTTTGTACGTTTCTTTAATTGTCGTAAGCGAGCAGACGCTAGACGGGATTTGGTGTTGCGTCCTCGCTTTCTAGGAGTTTCATGGCTTTTAAGACGCATCGGTCTGCTCAGTTACTAGATGATTATAAGATATTTAGTTGGGATTGTCAACAAAATCCTGTTGGAATTCCTCAACTTGCTTCAGTACTTCCTCATCAACTGGAGGACCAGATTGAAGTACTGGTGACAACAAAGCAACCGCACCTTCTGGAGATTTAATTCTCCAAACAGTACGATTCCTTTCAGTCATAGTCAAAAGAAATTTGAGGTTTTTACATGCCTCTTCTTCTGTTACATCTTGAATGTCAGTCATTAGTAAATTCCACGTTTAATTTTGCATCAGATAAAGCACCTACCATGTTCCATGCGGTTTCCCCAGAGACCATGTTCTCATCACAAAAATATTGAATAGTATCCTCAAGTATTTCCTTGAGTTCTATTAGTTGTTGTTGTCGTAGTTCATCCATAACGATATTATACCACAGGTATTTTAATTTAGGAAAATAGAGGTGGCAGTTTGAGAAATGGCACCTGCAACTGAATTTATACCAATAGCACCCTTTGCCTTAATGGTTGCTGGTCCAGTCTTAGACTCCATACGAATAAGTCCATCATGTGCCATTACATTATAAGCACCTTCCATTACATTCAAATTAAATCCAGTTGAACCGCACTGCATAGAAACTGGTCCTGAAGGATTAGCAACTGTAAATCTAGGAACATTATCAGTTGTAGAACCACCAGGCATAAGAGCAAGATCTACAGAACCATGACATATTGTACTAATACCAGACTTAGTAGCAGCAGGATTCTTATTAATATTAATCTTCTGATACAAAGCAGTAGTAACCATTTCAATAGAATTATCAGCACTGATAATACACTCTACACCAGAATACTTCTGTAGTTTTGATGCATTTTCAAATTCTTTACCTGTAATAGATGTCTTAGTTGCTGCCATTCTTAAATTTGCTGCTTGCATTTCAAATGCAGCACCAGCAACATTCATATCAACGTCAGAACCAAAACTAATAACATGCTTTTGAATTTCTTTATTCTTAGGATGTCCATGTTTACTAACAGATTTTGGAGCACCTTGAGCACTAAAGAAGAATCCTCCTCCAACTTCAATATGACAGTCACCTGTTACTTTTAACCTATAGTCACCCTGAACTGTTCTACAATAATCATTATCAATAACCTTTGCATCATCTCCATGCACTTCTTCAGTTTTAGTTCCAGCCCAACTAATATGGTCAGCAAGTAAATTACCCTCATCTCCATTAGCAGAAGTACTAGGATGATATCTAACTGGGAATGAATCGAGAGATGTTTTTACAACTGTTCCTGTAGGATCTTTTAATGTCCATGCAATAGCAGCAGGATTTCTTTCCCATCCAGAACCAGCATTTTCAGTATATACATTGGTTATACTACCTTTAATAGTATGTGTACCTGCTTGTACATTCTCTATAGTAAATGTAGATGTTACATTATGAGATTGGAACATTGATGTCTGACCTAGAGTTACTCCATCCCATGAAATACTACCTTGATTATCCGCTTGAACATCAAAAGTATATGTTCCCTCAACAGTAACAACTACTTCCCATGTACCAGTATGTGTTCCTAGTAATGCTGAAGTATTAGATGGATAAACACCATAAGTTTTTAAGAAATCACTCCATAAATTTTGTACACCATCTGGTAAATTGTCAGCAGATCTAACCCAAGCAGTCTGTGAAGACGTTGTTCTAGTTGATGCTGCAACTGCCTCTGCTGCTGCAATACTAACTTCATCCTCTGATAGATCTGGGAAATCTTCTTTAATCTTTCTCTTAGCCATCCACTCTTGGTGCATAGCATTATTCAAACTTACTGAAGTATGTGTAGTACCATTCTCCCTCTTTATAATAGTTGCTTGACGACCAGGTGTACCAACATACAATTCAAATGAACCATTAACTTGTGTCTTAGCAGTAGTTAAATAAGGATCTGCTTCAGAGAATACAGAATCAAATAGTCCACCAGCAATAGTAGTAGACTCTCCACACTTACCTCTAGTCTCACCTCTAAGTACTGCTATGGAAGCAAATTCTTCAGGAGTACAATGAGTTACACCAAATAAAGGGAACCATCCAACATTATCTTCTCCACTTTTAGGTGGTCTAACACAACCAGATTCAGAAAACTCAACAAATAACTTTATTAGTCCAGTTAATGTATTAACGTCTTTAGTAAATAAATTAGTCTTCTCAGAGAATATCTTATTACCTGCTTTCCAAGTATCTAATACTTCTTTTGCATCTTGGTAATTAGCAACTACTTCTTCAGTTTGTGATACTACTGTAGTAAGATTATTCAATAACTTTTCAACATTACATATTACAATACTAATAACACCTTCAACACCCTGAGTAACAAACGTTGGTTTATCAATCAGACTACCTAAGTATGAATCTAAATTAGATGTTACAGTAGTTAATGGTGTATTAATAAAATCTGTTAGATTATTATCAATAGCACATAGACTAGATAATATTTTACTAACTTCTGCCTGTACTGTAGTTTGTATTACATAAGGTGCTCCAGTTGACTTATTCAATAAAACAGACAACTCCAAATCATCAATAAGAGTAGAGGTTGCTGTACGCATAGCACTAACAACTTGAGTGAATACAGTACCTAAGAAATTTTGTATCTTTGCAGTAAGTTCTGCATTTGTTACAAGAGTTCCAGTAATAACATTTAAATATTGACCATCACCCGATTTAACTAACAAACCTGCTTGGTCTGCAAGATCTTCTATAAGATATGATAATGTATAATCTAAACTCTTCCAAGGTCCACCAACACCATTAGCAGCAGGTATTGGTTTCTCAGGTTGTCTTGGTTTTTGAGGATTACCAGCACTACCATTAATACCTGGAGTCATACCAACATTAAGTGGTGACCCCTTACCTCCAATCTCTGTAGTTGTAGTTGCTGCAACTGTTGATACACTATTATTTTGCAATCCTGGTCTTCTAAAATTATCTGACCCAATACCATTAGGGTCTCCTGGTCTATTTGATGCAGGATTTATAGTTCCAGTACTACTTGCTTTCATACTTTCACCAGTGAAAGCAAATTCTTTTATCTGTCTTGATTCTGTAGCTTTATTAACACGCATAACACCAATTACTATTGGCATCTGTGCATCATCACCATCCATAAAGAATCCCATAACAACTGCACCAGGTTGCAACTGTCCTGAAGATTCTCCTTGCCCATCATTACCAGCTTGAGATGTATGTTGTAATACTGTTGCCCAAGGAAGATGGTCTGTCTTTAGATCTGCTGTAGTACCACCACGAACATTAGTATAATATCCAAGCACACGAACTCTAACCCTACCTAACTCCATAGGATCTTCATTATCTTCAACTTCACCAACCCACCAGAAAAATCCGTCTTTCCCTACAAAGTTAATGTTATTCTCATTAATTATACCATCTATTGTCTGGTTCATTTTTATTAGGGTCTTATCATGTATATTTATTGAACTCTCAGGTACTTATAAATTTCATCTGCACCCCAGACAATCCTACCTGTAGAATCCAAAAATCTATCCCTCATAAAAAGTTTATGTCCATAGACACCAAGTTCAGCATGACCTGTTATGACTTCCCCAGTTTCATCCATACTGGTATCAAACTTACCCAACCATGCTGTACCATCATAATTTAATACCATATCACAATCTTCATTGCGTTGCAACCCACTATAGGTTCCACCCCAATGTTCTAAAATAACTTCTTTATCCGACACCTCTACTAATTTCTTATAAGTTTTTAAATACGGATCATGGGGTGTTCTCCTACCCCAATGAATCGAATTTATAAACTCACCGTTTTGCTCCCATTTAACAGATACGGATTTGTATAAAGTGGGAGCTGATTGTGCTTGATGTTTATTAGACCAAGTTCCAAGTAACCATGATAAAAAATTGTTCATTAATCGTCATACACTAGGCACTCTGGCTCATCAGGATGCATTTCACAGAATAGTTCAATGGTATTAGGATCATGATGGTCACCAGCATTAATCTCTTCAATATGGTGCTCACGATAAGTTTCTAACTCGTGTAACTCTTCTGCAACATGCCTACGAGCTGCAGGACTAGTTGTTGGGTTATCAAGAATGTCTCTATCTGCTTGAATGTGTTGTTCGATAGTTTTCATAATTTTTTGTCTCCGTTACTAATAGGTAACAATACTATTTATTATCCTAGTATACTATCTCGACCTAGCAACAGTTCTGTCTTCATTTTAAGACCATCTCCAGTATGATGACGTACACCCATAATAATATATCTACCACTATACTTCCTATCATTCTGTACTGTCGTACCAGATCTGAAGGTTCCTGGTAACTTAACCTGTATACCATGTCCAGCATAGAGATCTAAATTACCTGGAATAGTAATAGATAATTTAATATTTTTTAGTGTCTCTCTCCGTAAGTATTCATATGCTTGAAGTTCAACAACCTCTTCATAATTTTTTTGAGGATTCAATTTATATTTTGGATCAAATAACTGATTAGGTATCATAGTATATCTAACTCTCTTTGGTTGGTCAAGAACTTTTTGTATTTCTTTATCCATCAAAGTATTAGGATTGACATAATTTGTACCACCAACATGAGACATTTTTTTCCATACCTTTTTAAGAGCATAGTTATATTCTTTCTGTTTCATATCAGTACTAACACCAAGTCTTGATTGGTTTATAGAAACTGGATCGAACCCAATACTATATCCAGACCATGAACCATGTCTTAACCCCATAAGATAACTTCTCTCTTCAGGGAAAATTACACTATCAATCTTATATTGGTCTTCACCTGCATCAACCTTCATACCTTTAGGTGAATATGTGTAAGTATAAAGTGCTGGTTTACCTTTTACATGATCTGTCGATTCTTCCTTCTGTTCATTAACATCATCTATCATCTTATCAATTGATTTAAAATGAAATCCTAAAGCAGATTCCCAGAAATTAAATCCATTCTGTAATACTCCACCTTTCTTAGATTTACGAACAGATCTTTCAGCAACCCAATAAATCACATCAATTGGTCTCCAATTAGGAATAACCAACCTCTGTTTATTGATAGTCTGCTCTAAGAACATACGTTTCTTACTTCCTAAGTACTTCTTATCTCTTACCAACTTCCTAATAATCTGTGTTGCCTCTATAGAACCAGAAAATATCTTTTCAGTATGACCAAAAACATTTTTAATTTCATTCTTAATAAACTCATCAGAAACACAATTAACGATAAAAACATCTGCTGTTTGTGCTGTTCTAACTCTATCCTCAATATGAACACACCTCAACCAATAATCCCTATTACCTGTGAAATGAAATATAGTTAATTTAAATACTTCAGATCCAGTCAATGCTCCCATAAGTCCAGCAGCATCTTCAACAATAATACGTGCTTCAATAGTAGCAGATTCAACCGCTTCTACAATTTCAAAACCCTTGACAAATTCAGCAAGTTCATACTTACCAGAAGCATTCTCCATCCTCTTACCATTACGCCAGAGGCTAATTTTAAAATCGATTTCTGCTGTGTTAGCTCTCTTGCTACTCATAATTATTTTTTCTTAGATGAACTTAGTTGTGTTGCTATTGACTTGAATACACTCATAAAGGCATTTCCTTTTGATTGTTGTGCCTGTTGAGATAATCTAGCAACAGCTTCTGCACCCATTCTTGCCTGACTAGCAGCAGATTTATTGGATGAGTTAACTGCTGATGTAATCTCTCTAGCATTTTGACTAGCTTGGTCATGCAATCTAGACATGATATTACGTTTCTGCTGTGATGCTTCATACTTCATTATCTGTCTATGTCTTTCATTCTCTCTCTTCTTAAACTCCATCCTTTCTTCTTTCTTATCCTTTCCACCTTTACCACCAAATACACTCTGTAGTACTTGACCTAAACCACCAGACATAGATTGCTTCTTATCCTTTTGACCACCTCTCTTAGTAGGCATACCAAACATTCCAAATAAAGCATCCATCATTCCACCACCTTTACCTCCCTCTTTTTGACCAAACCCACCACCTATAATACCACTAGCAAGTGTCATAATAAGATCTTTACCAAATCCACCATCCTTTCCTCCGACCAGATTACTAACTATACTCATCATACCTTTCAACATTAATGGATTCATTCCACCCATCAAAGCATTCATAGCATTGGATGGTTTATTCTGGAATGTATATTTACCAAATCTAACGCCACCACCACCAGTAAGTAACCCCATTAATCCACCTTTATTCAAACCAGAACCAGGTTTGAATATGGTAGCAGTTAGTAATTGCTGTGTTTTAGCTGGATCTAGTCCACTTTCACTTAAACGTTCTTTAAGTTTATGTGCTTCTTTTGCTAACTTCATAGCTTTACCAGCAGCATTCAACTCAGAATTAGAGAATGTACCCTTTATCTTACCACTTTCTACATTAGGATACTGACCTGGTGCATGTAATATATCATGGAAACTTCCACTCTTCGCTTTAAACATTTGGGAATTACCAGTCTTATCAATAGCAGCCTTTCTATTAAAGATTGTTCTTGCTAGTAATGCTGAAGTTAGTTCATCTCCACGATGAGAAGCAACCAATCTTTGTACTAATCCTAATCCACCTGAACCAGGTTCTTGATATTGTTGCCCAAAGTTTGCACCTAATCCCCAGTTACCACCACTTCCTTTATCACCACCCCAACCTTTAAACATATTGGTGAACCAATTACCTCCTCCACCAGATTTAACTTTAGATTTTTCAAAGTATCCTTTATCCTGAGATATTCTATATGTCTTATTATCCTTAAGATTTTGCACTCCAAGTGGACCACCAAGAGCGTAATTACCATAAGGAGAAGCATATCCCATCTCTTGCATAATAGCATTTAAATTTTGACGGTTACGACCAACTTGAGCTGCTAATCCACTTCCTTGAATTTGTACATTTCTATCTCCATGAGCACCTCTCATAAATGTCTGTGCTTTCTTATCCCCAAACCAAGACATCGGATTAAATAGATTAAAACCACCTTTCTCAAATCCTGGTGGTCCATTTTTAAATCCAAGTTTCTTAGCTTGTGCTAACCTCACCATAGTTAACAATGGATCTTTTCTAGTTGCAGCATTATCAAATGGTACTATAAATCCATCCTTACTACCAGGCTTAGTAAACAATCCTTCTAACCCGTGAGCAATTAATGGATTCCCGTTATGATCTGCAGGGTATCCACTATTAGGTCCATTTAACCACTTTCCACCGTTTTCAAAAGAACCAACTGGACCACCTTCCTCTCTAGATTGTACATCATGTCCTGCCCATTTTAAAAAGTCACCTATACTAGTCTTATCACCATTAGCAACATCTGAAGCACTCTCAACAAGATTCTGAGTCTGCAGTTGCAGTTTTTGGAACATTTGGTTTTTACTACCCAATGCTGATTCAAGTGTAGCAGCAAGGTTAAGCATTAGTTCTGCTTTACCAGAACCATCAGCATCATTCATCTTACCGCTAAATTCTGAACTCTCTTCCTTAAATGTTTTAATCAGATGTTCAAACTGTTTATTTGCCGTATACATTCCAGCAAGAATTCCTAATGCATTAGGATCCTTACCATCCTTCTTAGATTCTTTATCTTTTTTACCCCCGAACCAATTCTTCGGGTTCCACATATTCTTCTTCTCTTTCTTCTTCTTATCATTAGGATTTTCTAATCCTAATGAATCGTACATAGCAGTGGTAAGATCTTCACCATATTCCTGTATAGAGAATGCTCTATCTTTACCTCTATCAGCACCTCCACCAGAATTAGGAGTGCTATCATCACCAGATTCTTCTTTCTCCTTCTTACCTAATGCCCACTGAGCAAACTGCCAAAGTACAGTTGCACCAACAGCACCACCAAGTAACCATTTACCTCTAGCCCATTTACCACCAGTTAAGAATTTTTTCCTCTTAACTAATTGTGCCTTCGCTAATTTTGTTTTGATGGCAAGCATCTTGCCAACATTTGCTACAGATCTTAAGAGTTTAACTGGATTTCTTAAGAACTTGATGGCCATAAAGCCAAGAGCAAATTTAATCCAAAGTTTAGTGAATGATGTTATCTTTTTCCAAATACTAGTTTCACCACTCAGAACATCATGGAGCTCATTTATAGCATGAACAAATTGACTACTAAGAAACTCAGTAATACCTTTTAATACCTTCCAAGTACCTTCTAATATCTTAACTAATTTATCTTTATTCTCTGGATTTGATAACCAATTTAATATTGGTCTAATAATGAATATTTTAAGTAAACTTCCTAAGAATGAAAGCATACTCTCTAAGAATCCCTTAACTTTATATGCTTTCACATTAAGCATTAAAGATTTGAATGGATTTTGTCTTTGTTTAGTATATTTCGGTTTAAATTTTTCTCGTGCTGCTTTCTCTTCTTGCTGTAATCTATGAAGAGCAATATTTTTTAAAGTTACGACAGTTTGAGCAATACCATTAATGGTTTTACCCATATTATTAATGGCACTAGTCTGTACATTAATACTTTTGGCAACAGGATCCGCACTTGCACCTTGATCGTCAACATTGACGAACTTGTACATATTAATTTTTGATGACTTCTGGATACTTGCCATTAGAGAATATACCTCATCATTCTATTTATTTACCAAATCCCAATCGACTTAGAAGTCCACCAGATCCACTGGAGCCACCTCCACCTCCAGACTCAACTCCAACTGGTGTTGGAATTGATAAAAGTTTTTGAATAACAACAGGGAAACTAACAACAGATATACTTCCAATCTCCTGCATAATTTTTTGCTTCTCTGATTCACCACCCTCCCTTAACATTTGTAATGTATCAATAACACCAAACATTTCAGGATTTACACCCATTTCACTAGCAAGATCTATCATACCCTGTTCAAAATTACCTCCGACCATACCAAGAGCTGCCTTAACAAGTCCACCATAACCATGCTTTTCTGCCATACCAGTAATGAAACCAGCAGCAGAGAAATCACCTGTTAATAGACTTGAAATTCCAACAACATCACCAAGACCCATATTCTGTAGGGTTGGTCCTAAGCCTGGTATGGCTCCAAGGACACCTCCGAGTCCCATTTCATCAACTTTATTACCAAGGTTAGCCAAACTAGCACCTAAAGATGTACCATCAATAGCAGCATTAAATGCAGCACCATAGTTACCAGAGAGTATCCCTACACCAATTTTACCCATCTTACTACTTAAGAATCCACCTGGTCCATTCAAGTTTGCCATAAAGTTACCAAACTTACTGAACCTCATGGATTGCATCCATTTAGGCATAGCTATGGCGTTAACAGTATTAATACTGCTAAATGCACCAGACAGAGACATTATGGCCCCTAATGGGTCACCACTTGCCAATGCCATAACAGCATTAATACCTTTCAATACTGGTCCCAACCAAGCAACAGCAGGGAACATTACTGGTAATGCCATCATCAAGATTTGTCCTAATGGACCACCTAAAACATCCTTTACTGTGTTAATGATGCCACCAATAGCACCACTAATACCACTAACTATACCACCAATTGCTTTACCTATCCCACCAAATGCCTTTCCAATACCTTTAGCTAGACCACCAAGAAAGAATGATCCACCTGCACCTTTAACTGGATAACCACCTCTTTCCCATACTTTCCACCAAGGTTTCTTAGGTTTAAATGCTGGTTGGTTAGATGAATGACCAGTACTATGTCTAGATGTTTTATCAGTATGTGAAGACCCTGCAGAAAATGAACCTGAAGGAACAGTATATCCATACTTTTTAACATCCTTCCTAACTTGCTTATCAGTTTGAGACTTATTTCTAAAGAGTTTATTTAACCATCCCCAACCTCTACCACCTGTTTTATCTTTTTCATAAGCAGCATCAGCTTCTTCCTTGGTCATTCCTTCGCCATCACCCTGACCTTCAGTTATATGCTTTGTTTTTTGTGCTTCTTTATCAGCACCAATCCATTTATTAATACCATCAAATGCTTTACTTATCTGTGTTTTAGCAGCTTGAACTGTACCCTTAGTACCTGCAAGAGCACCTTCAAACAGATTAGCCATTCCTGGAATCGCTTTAGTTCTCTCCCATTCCATTATAGATTCACCGACACCACCAGGAATAATTCTAGAAAGTAAATATAGATCTATTAAAACACCAGCAGGTATTAACGCTTGAGCACCTGGCACCAAATAACCAGCTAATTCTGCTGCACCAGCAATAGACTCTAATACACCACCAACAGTATCACCATTCTTAAACGAATCAACAGCAAAGTAAAAATTGACAAGAGAACCTAAAAGAGGTATATCCTTTAATCTTGAAGCACCTACTTTCTTTGCTCCTGCACCTCTAACAAGCTTACCAACAGGAGAATTTTTAACCGCATTATTAAACGGATCCATTACTCTCCGAGCATGTTTCTCAATCGGTTTTACTCGTTTCCATACAGGTTCAAGGAATCTCTTAGAAACTTTATCAAATTGTTTTTTAGGAAGTTTACTTAGATAATCCCATCCATTACTACCCCACTTACCAATAGTATTGACACCAGCTTTAATCCCATCAACAGCCTTTTTCCACCTGTTACTCAATGCCTTACCAAAAAGGTTTGGCTTCATTGGTTTAGGAACTTGGAAATTTTTAAAAGGTAATTTGTTTAATAAATTACCAAACTTACTTCCAGGTCCAAAGAAATTTTTAAGAGTTTGCCTAACTTGTTTTCCAGCCTCAAATGCCTTACTACCCTTCTTAGAACCAGATGCTATATGAGGAAATAATGTATTAGTCGTCTTAGCAATATCTACTGACTTTGTTATACCCTTAAAACCCTTCCTAAAATTCTGAAACTGCTTCCCAATGAACTTAATCGGCTTCATTATGGGTCTGCCAAATTTCTTGATGGTTTGAACCATCTTCTTCAGACGTTTACTCTCTCGAAGTGCATTAAATCCTTTCTTTATCCGTCTACCCCAAAGCCTCTTTAATCCTTTTATCCTCAATGGTGGCAATCGCCAATTCATTATAAAATCAAGTAACCCTACAATATCAGTTACTGCTGCAAATGGATTGAGCAACCATCGCATCATGGTAAGCCCAAACATGAGCTTACCTAGTCCTCTTACTCTATCCCAGAATGAATCCTTACCGTCTTTACCCCCAGCTCCGAACAGATCTGCGAGTCCATCAATAATATTATCCTTTACAATCCAAGATACAAATGAATATAACTTCTTTACAACAAAAGTAAACTTCTTTAAAAAATCTTTTAACCTATTCTTATTCTTCGGATCTTGCAGCCAATCAAGAATACTCTTAATGACCGTAATCTTAATTAACCACCCAAAAAATTCTATTATAGGTCTAAGGAACCCATTTAACCAACCAAAATGCTTTTCGGCAAGACTCTTTTGTTTAGAGGTTGGTTTAGCTGCTTTACCATCCTTCTGTAACGATTTATCCAGTTCTGCTGCTTCCTCTGCTTCAGCATCCCTTTCTCTTTGTTCTGCTCTTCTTCGTGCCTGTTCTGCTAGTACTTTATTTGCTGCCGATTTGACAGCAATTTGCCTCATATCCCATACAACATTACCAATACTAGCTACTGTACTACCTATCCTATTAGTAGCAGTAATAGATTTCCTTGCAGCAAAAAGTGCTGGTGTAAGTTTACCCTTTACTCCAGCATTTACAAACTTATGTGTAAACTTATTTGCCACTATTAGTTAATGCTACTTTTGTTGTTGCCTCTGGCTCTCCTCCATTCGCCTATTTTCTTCTTTAAGATAATTCATTAAGAGATTCATATAGATCTCTTTTTCAAAGGGAATCAAGTTATCAATATAATCACATGGCCACTTATGATGATGCATAAGTGCAAAATTAACTTCATAGAAGGTCTGTAAATTTTGATGGAGTAGAGCTAACCGAAAAAAGATGCTAATCCATCTAGAACTATGTCACTTACAACTTTAGTTTTAGGATTAGTAACCTTAACAGTATGAGATAGTTTAGGCATAGTATCAAAGAAGGCTTGTACTTCTTGGAACTGCTTACTACTCAACTGGTCAAAAAATTCTATCAATTCTTCTTTAGGAGTATCTAAAGCATCATATACTTGTTCAGCATCAGCAATTTGCTTTACACAACCTGCTGCCATTTCAAAAACAGAATCTACAGTAGGTTCTTCATCTTGGAAATTCATTTGAACAAATGTATCTAAACTAGGATAAGTCATAGTTAAGATAATATCTTCACCCAATTTAATCTCCTTCTTATGCTTCTTGTCTTTTTTGACTTTGATTTCATTCAAAGGTATTTTAACAGGTACTTCCGTTACTCCATCATCAGGACATGTCACGTTAACTTCAACAGCCTCACCAACAGATTTGGTACGGATTTGAAGGAAGACATATTCAATATCAAAAGTTGGAAGGTCATCAATATCATGAATATCAGTACATTCAGCAATTATATTTTTAATTGCAGCAACAATATCTTCTTGACTACCTGTCTCAGTTGCTAGAAGTAGCAATTTCTCTTCTTTTACAAGAAAAGGTCTAAAATTGACAGTTCTGCCATCAGAAGGCAGTTTCAGTTTGTACTTAGGTACAGTTAATGTAGGTAATGGCATTGTAAATTCAATTCAGTAAAATTATTTATGAAAGTTCTCGGAACCTCCGCCAGGCCAAGGACTATGTTTTTCAACTGCTAAACGATAAGCAGTTTCGTGTGGTGTTTCTTCTTTCTCTTCATCTTGCGGTTCTACAGAACTTGGTGCAAGATCTAAAGGTTCATCGGTTGCAATAGGCATAGAATCGTGGGGGTGAGGTTTATGAAACCAGGGGTCGTAAGGTATTTCTGGTAGTGGCATATTATTTTACCATATTCCGAGGGATTTTTGTGTTGCATCTACTTCACCAAATATCTGTTGAGCATCAACAAGAGGATCATAATAATCATTATCTCGTGATCCCATTCCAGGAATAGAGATTTGTGTTCTTATACCAGGTTCATCAAAATCTGCTCCTGTATAGAATCTATAACGCTCAAAGAAGAATCCTACTGTAAACGTCATAGCACGTGCTGCTTGGTTATTTAACTGAGTAGATCCTAGATTATAAGGAAATGCTTGTTGCATCTCCCAACTAGCGGTCAACTTATAATTAAATGCTTTCTGTGGATGTCTATCATTAGGATTCCATCCTTCTATCTTTGCATTTTGATTTCTAGTTTCAAATGTATAAGGTTCTTCACGTTGTCCACCTTTCTCCCATTTAAAAATCATCATTCTAGGAGCATTATAATAATCATAATAATCACTATATTGATTGGCATCAGGAGCCATCAATTGTATCCATCTTTCAAAGAAATTTCTACTATGTTGAGATTTAGGTGCAATAAAGGTTGCAGAAATTTGACTGAAAGCAGATCCTGTAGCATACTTAGTTGCAGTACCTATATTAACAAGTGAACCAGTTGTAACCTGTTTACTTGGTATACTAATAGTTTGACAATAAAAATTTAAACATTTACCTAATAGTCCACCTTTACCACCTGCATCAGGCATAAATGTTGAATCTCTATATCCAATAGTATCTGATATTGTATGACTTCCATCATCTCTTGCCTGCCAGTTTTTTAATAACGCTGGTGTTGTAATGTGTATTGTGAATAAATTAGTCGAAGCTGGAGAATAATCCTTATCTTTTAAGGAAAATGCCATCATCTCTTGCAAACTTGGATACCCCGATCTAGCTTGCTGTTTATGTGGTATGTCTGAACGCCAAGGCATTATACTCTAAGCTCCTTTTCTGTAATGATCATGAACTCCATATTATAATCTTTGCAAAACTCGGTTGCTGCTTTCCACTTTGCATTGTTGACACTCCAAGTGACAACTTCATTAATATACTTTTTAGTAACCTTTTTCTGCGTTTTTGGTTCTTTAGTCTGTCTTAATGGTTTAACCTCTACTATATACTTTTTACCCTTAGATTTAACATAAAAATCTGGGTAGTATCTATGACGTTTACCATCAACAGGTGAAATATAAGGAATAATAATTTCTTCACTACCCCATTCGGTAATAGAAGAATTATAATCACAAAATTTCATGAACTTAAGTTCCCAACCTGACCTATAGACTATATTACGATAATCACCTTTATACTTATTAGGTTTTTTAGGAAAGTACTTTCCTCGCTTATAACGCATAAATAAATACAGGTCACGTTAATATTTAGGTAGTTAAGTTGTCAATTTTTAGATACCCATACCGAGCTCCTGTATCTCACGGTGAACGTCATAGAGATGCTGATGGTGCTACCTATGCAATTGACTGGGTTAGATTTAAAAGCTTCCAAATGTCATTCAAAGACAGTAATGAAGCATTTTATGGTGGAAATATAGGTGCAGTTGAAGCAGATAAGGTATATGATAATGATACGGTATACATCAATATGCCACCAGCATTATCAACAACATATCAATCAAACTATAGAACAGTAGATCTCGGAGTTGGTGGTATTGCTCTTGCTAACGCAGCAGCAAATGTAGAAGGTGATATAAATTTTGATAAATTAGCAGAAACAATCCAAATGGCTGCAAAAGCAGCAAATCCTGAATTTGGTGCAAGTGCAATGGTACAGGCAGCAAACAGTATTAGTGGATTTTTAGGATTACAAGGTAGTGTTGATATTAACAGTTTAGAGCAAATGACAAAGGGGAGAATATTTAACCCCTATACGGAACAAGTCTTCAATAACATGAGTTTCCGTAATCATAATTTCAGTTTTAAGATGCTTGCTAGAAACCCTACAGAAGCAGAAAATATATGGTCAATTTGTCAATGGTTTAAAATGGGTTCTCACCCAACATTTGAATCTGGTAAATTAGCAAGAAAAGTACGAAAAAAGAAATCCCAAATTGGTAAAAAAGGAGCAAAATACGAACCATTTGATGAAACAATCAAAGCATTGAAAGATCTATTTGGATGGGATAACAGCGATGATGATCCTTGGACAGGAAAGAAACAATTGATGACAACTGCTGAAAGTCAGCGATATTTCCAAGTTCCAAGAAAATTTGATATACAATTCTGTCGTTTTGACTCTCAAGGAAATCTAGTATCAAGTGGTGGTGATTTAGATAGTAATCTACATTTTAAAATTCATCCTTCAGTATGCACAAACGTTACAGTAAATTATACTCCAGATAACCAATACAATGCATTAAAAAGAGCAGGTGGTAATTCACTGCTCAATGTACCAGCATTAGTACTAAACGTACAATTTACAGAGACTAAACTACTCACAACAGAAGATATCGTAGACGGTTACTAAATATGGCATATTTTTCACAATTACCAAATACCTATATTGGAGAAGGTCTTACAGATGACGAATCCTTCAAATATCGCCTTGTCAAGAATATCTTCAGAAGATGTAAGATAAGAGATGATCTTGAAAAATACACAACTCTGTTTGAAACCACATCTATCCCAGATGGAATTAAACCTTCAGATCTTGCATTAGCAGTACTTGGCAGTTCTGGACTTGATTGGGTAATACTTCTCGTAAACAACATTACAGACGTATACGAACAATGGCCAAAATCCGAATATGACCTTCAAAACTACTGTGAGGAGAAATACACAGATTCCGATCAAGTCCATCATTACGAAACTAAAGAAATACTGTACAATGATATAGTTTTCATTAAAAGAGGTATAGAGGTTAATTCCACATTTAGAGCAGTATTACCAGACGGAACAACTAAGACATCAGAAGAATCAATATATCCAGTAAGTAATTATGAGCACGAATCGTATGAAAACGATATGAAGAGACTTATAAGAATTCCTACAGGACAATTAACAAATATGATTACTGACGAATTTTCCAATTTGGTTGCATATGAACCACATTCAGAATTGGATGATCAAAACAATAAAAAAACTGTGCTAAATGTAGCACAGCGATTCATAGACACTAGAGGTTATATTAGTGCTAGTGTAAGTAATCAAGTAGAACTAGGAACTGTAACTTCTTATGATAATGGACCTGGTTCTTCAAGTATTGATGTTTAGGTAAAAAACCCTTTTTGCCAAAAAACATGCCGAGTTTTTTTTGCGGTTTCCTGGGAATCAAAGATCGAATAATATATGACCCCCTTACTCTTGCATTGGACTACCAGTCCTGTATCGTTCGTTGACTAACATAGATTCTATTTCTAAAATATAGTTTGTATTATACCACCGAGATTCTTTAATCTCATCCATAGCCAGCGATGCTCTACATCTCTGTTGTAGGTCACGTGCCTGTTTTACAGGTATAGGTGGTTGTTGATCATTATGTGAGAAAAAATCTCCTGACATTTGTATTGTGTTGAATCTTACACACTATTTTATAAC